ACAAATTCTATCCTATTCTTAGAGACAAAATCTTCAATTAAAATCGACGCATAACATACTAATAAACTTTGGACTTTTTAATTAGTATTTTTGGTGTGCCTAATGCACATGATTTACGTTCCCGAATGTATACACGTTTTAGCGCTTTAATTCGGGAACAAAAAAGGTTGTGAAACTATAGACAATTTTAATGCAAGAAAGTATCATTTTCCATAGGCGTTGGCACAATTCAATGTGGATTAAATCCAAGCAACCATACATTATAGGAATTGCTATATCTCACATTAAATAGTATATCATATAATTTCATCCAATTCAATAGTGTAAAATTTAATCTTGGTTATACATTTTAATAATTTCATGTAATTCTAATAAACACTTATCATGAAATTTGTCAACCTGACCAGTAAATTCAGTTTTTATTTCAAATGCCTCTAATAATGACAATAATTCATAACTTTCTCTCATGTTTTTTCTCAATGCTTCTTCTAATCTTTCCGCTTGGTCTCTTCTCATTCCCATACACTCTCCTTAGCACTCTTCATTTCCAAATCAGCAAGTCTCAATCTACTCTCCAACAAAAGTCTAATTGCTTGAACAGCATCTTTTTCACTCTCACTAAATTTCATTTCATCCAAGTTTCGCAAGATCTCGTTTACTTCATCTTTTCTAACATCACACGTAATTTCTTTTACTCTCAAAAAATATTTCACACTATTACTTCCTTATCTTAAAATAATATGGGTCTTTCCTCTCCCACAAAACTAATTAGTTTATAACCTCTTTTTGGCTTAAATGTCATTAACGTTCTAGCCAATTCAACCTTATCACTACAATTAACAATATCAGTATACTTGACACCTTTACTATTTGCAAAAGTCAGATGAACCTCAAACACGTTTAGCATGTATCTTCACTCCCAACAGGTCAGATGAACACATTTCAAAACTTAAAATATCTCCACAGATACTACCATAAATTCGTTCAGCTTCTTCTTTATCTACTTCATAAGCGGTAACGGTTTCTAATCCGTTACCACTTGTGTAAACTATCCATACATCATAAGTCATTAACTATTTTGTCAACACCTTCGCATAACTCCCATTTGTCAAGGTGCGCCCTTCTATATACTTTGTAAATACGAGATAAGAAGCGCATAGCATCACGCGTAAAATATTCATAAAAATCTACACTCCTTAAACCACATAATGCTGAATCTAAATATTTCTTTTTATCCTCAATATCATCAATTAAAGTAGCGGTTTCGATTATCTGTTTGGCTTCCTGCTTACTCATCTTGCAACACCAAACACTTTAATCATTCCAATAGCGTGTTCCAATCCTAAAAAGCTAGTATGCAATTGATACGATTTATTAAGGGTCAAATGTTCTTCCAACATTCTAATAATCATTGGTTTCACTACAATAGACTTGTACTCAATTGGCAAAGCATTAATTAATTGAACAGCCATTTGTAAACCTGTTTTTAATGATAAAATATTATAACTCTCACATACACTCAATTCTTTATTGAGCATTTCTAAAATTTCATTCTTTGACATACTACCATTTACAAAATTCATCATATCTTCTCCATACATACCATCCATAATTTGTTTACTTAATGTCATGATTTCTCGTCTCCTTATTTAACCGAAAATGTAGTGTCCACTAAAACAATTCCACCGTCAACATGTTGTGGCATTAATTTGCCTGGCAACGTCAACCCAACAAAAAAGTTATCAAAATTAACATTCTTTTTAATGTTGTCGGGCATACCTGCACACTTAACACTAATCTTTGTCGTAGTTGCTTCTAATGGAGAACATTCTACAAATACTTCTTTACCTTCATCATTCGTAAATGTTTTTCCATATAGTTCTTGTATGTAAGTTTTCTGTCTTAAATATCTAGCACGTTTGAATGTTCCTTCATATGCCCACATACCTAACTTTTTAGGGTGAACAACATCTTTAATCGCATCGGGAATATCTCCACCTGTTAAATGGATACTATCCGTATCACAATAAATGATTCTGTCATAACATTTCTGTGCTGTTGTAATGGTTGTGTATCTCGCCCACGATGTAATGAAAATTCCCATTGGTGTATAAATAGGGTCTTTCAACTCTGGTTCACCTTCTGCAAAACCACAACTTCCATCATCTTTTAAATAGGGTACTTTTCCGGTTACGTCTGGGTTTGTTGCGAATTTACCATATAAAGAGTTAAGCATAAGTTTGGCTAGTAGCTTGATAGCTCCATCATTATTTACTTTTATTTCTGTCCAGTAATCAATGTATTCATTAAATAAACCTGTTTTCTGTCTGAACTTCCAACCTCCTAAATATTCAAGGTCATCCAGATAGTAATGTTCTTTCATTAATTCAAGGTCTATGTTTGAAACATAAAGGTCAACGACTTCGCCCTTACTATCTTTTAAATACTCATTCGCTTTAAATGCAAGATTTCGTTTGATTTGAATTGTTGGAATTTTACCTTCCTTCAATTCAAATTCACAGCGGATATGTTGTATATAAAGTGGATAGAGTTCGTCATGTTTATATTCACCTTTAAAGGGTAGCGGTGCACCATATGGTAAAGGTCTGTAATACATCTGAGCAGGGTATAAACTATTTACGTCAAATACAATACCTGTTCCGATGTCTTTTTCAACAAATTTATCGTTTAACCATGTGAAACCTCCACGATAGGCATCACGAATTTCTTTATTCATTTTATGATTAAACACAGGAAAATGTTTCTCAAAAATCTTTTTTCCTATAATATCTTTAAAACCTGCTAATGCATCCGAACCATTCGTCATTTTCTTTAACCCTTGACTAAACTGTTGTTCCAGAGCAATAGCAATAATTTCTATGTCATTTTTAATGTAGTCAAATTCTTCATCAGTTATGACATGATTAACTGAGCGAAAAGCCTTATAATCAATGTCACCTTTTTTAATTTCCAATTTGAAATCTTCCGCGATCTTCTTGACTGGGAAGGGTAATTTCTTTAAACTATCATATATAACGGTATGCAATTTTTGTTTCCGTTTCCCTGTGCCTTTGAAACCATAACAAATATCTATCATATACCATTGTCCCATTTTGGAGATAATAACATTAAAGGTGTTCGCCCCACCTTTTTTGTCAAATGTGTAGCCGTTTTTTAATAACCAATTGACGATGAATTCACCGTCAAATTTCAAGTTATGGAAATAGAGGTCTGCTTGTACCTCTTTCGCCCATTCCATAAACTCGTCAAGGTTATTACCTATCTTAAAATTTTCACGGTTGCCAATTTCCATATAACCGTATGCCCATACACGACAATCATTAATGTCTGTTGTTGTTTCAAAGTCACAGCTAAATTTTTGACGTTTTTCTTTACCCATGATTTACACCTCTTTAGAATCCTTTCAAACTCATATCAATTTCGCCTTTTTGATATCGTTCAACGTAACTATTTATCATGCCTAACCTTCCTGAGGTTGGGCTTTCTTTATCTTCTGTGTAATGATAATCAAAATTCATTTCATCAAACATCAAATACATTTCATAGAAATCTTGAGCAGGAATATTTTCAAATTTCTGAACTAAAAAATCAGCATCACTGTTGAACGTTTTATGTAGTGCTTTCATATAGTTCTCTTTCATTTGCTCCATACGTTTGTCAAAATAATCTGGTTGCGCCCGCTTTTCCAGATTTTCGAGTTTACGCTCTAACCTGCTAGGACGGTCAATATTTTCAAAGTTCAAACCTAAAGGATTTTCATATCCTAAAATGTCTGGACGTTTGAACATTGATTGATATTGTGAAACGCTGAATAGTTGTTTTTCACCTTGACTGTATAAAGGTCTGTCCTTAAATTGTTTCTTCTTTTCCTCTGCGTATTTCTTTCCTAACTTCTCATTACGTATTGCATCTTGAAACGTTTTCTTTGTCATAACCAAACCATGCTGATTTTTAACAAATTGATAATTTAAGTTCGCCCTGTTTGTAAATGAAGAAACTGACTTTTTCCAGTCGTTATACTCTTTTCGTGTCTGGAACGATTCAATGTTTTTAGGTGTATCAACAACGCCCGTTAAATCAACACCATAATTCTTTTTCGTTCGGTTAACTTTTGACTTTACGTTTTTGTTTAACCTCTGAAACTCTTTTCTATCTTTTTTTGTAATGCGAATGGGTCTAATTTTTGGCATGTGCTTTATACTCCTTAACCCTACTTTAGAAGAAAAAACGCAACCTCAGCGGTGCAAGGTTGCGTATTCATTTCTTTATTATCCAATTAATTTAAGGTCTACATATTGATACTGTCTACCTTTTTTCGTTACCACTTGAACGATTAACGCTTCCTCTTTGCTGTAATGTGGTTCACCGAACACAACAAAGAATTTCTTTAATGTGTGGTATACACTTTTTGAAGATGTTACAAATGCAATTCCATCTTGATCGATTAAGTAAGTAACAACCCCATACTCAATTTCTCCAGTATCTTCATTCACCTTGTCATATGGTTGAAAGATAACATCAGCGATTTCGATTTGATGACCGATATGTTCTTTTAATGGTTGAGCTTCTGAATCATCAGATAGTAAGCTAACTAATGCAACTTTTTGCTCACGTGTTACAGCTTCAACACTTGAAAATGCTGTGTAAATTGCTTTACGCTGAAATTTACCACTTTCCGTTTTTGTTACTTCATAATTTTCTTGGTTAGTTGTATTCATGATTTCGTTTGACATTTTAATTTCCACCTTTATAATTTTTTGGTTTTAACTATATATGAAAGTATAAAAACTAAGTACCCTTATTCCTCGTCTTTTGAATCCTCTTTAACACGAGCAATTTCAATGAATTCTTCAACAGGTAATTCATAAACTTGTGTATTTGTTTCTACTTCAAAAACTGTAACGTTACGTCCAGCAAATTCTTTAGCAACAATACGTTGAGCTTTTTCTAATGAAACATTTCCTAAAAGTGTTACATCTTCTAAACGTTCTGCAACTGGTTGACCGTCTACGCTTTTAACCTCAGTTACTTTTACCACTGTTTTCGTTACTTCTTTAGTCATTGTTTTTCTCATTTTAAATTTCTCCTTTTTATCTATCTATATTTTATTTAATTTACTTACTACATTTACTACACTTTTGATTCTAAATGATTGAATCAATAAAGTCAACATTTTTCGAAACAAATTTTATTTAATTAATGAAACACAAAAATAGATGAATATTGGTGCATATTTGACTATTATTCTCTTTTACTAGGTCACAAGGTTTATTATAATGAAAGATTTAACAAAAAACAAGCAAAATTCGACAAAAGTTCTACATTTTTCGACAATCTTCGACAAAGTTCGACACAACCACGCATTTCCATGTTATACTATATATAGTCATACGGGGAATGACTGGAAAACACAATGTATAGAACAAAAACAAAAAATTTATTAAAAGTGAGGTGAAGTTCTCACAATGCCTATGGAACGAGAGAACCATGAAAACTTATTGAACGAACTATTAAATACAGAATTAGAACATAGTAGACGCACCGAAATTCTACAAGAACTACGTGCCGACTATGGAACAGTTCTGACTGACTTCAATCAACTAAACGAGTCAAACCAAAAACTTCAAACGGATAATGATGATTTAATCGTATCTAACAGTAAACTTTTTCGACAAGCTGGCATCATCGGTAATAAAGATAAGGAAGAAGAGCATGAAAAAGCTACGTTTTCCGAATCTATTACAATAGAATCATTAGAGAAATAAGGAGGACTTTACACACATGCGTATTACTATCAATGACGTAAGAACTAGTCTAGGCATCACGGAAACATATGACATTGTCAATGCTATCCGAAACAGTGCTGGTGACACGTTCAAAAATTATGTTCCTTTAGCAACGGCTGAGAACGTTGCCCAAATTGGAGCAGGTATTCTAATTAACCAAACGATTCAAAATGAGTTCATTACTTCTTTAGTAGATAGAATTGGACTTGTTGTGTTGCGTGCTGTTTCACTGGAAAACCCTTTGAAGAAATTCAAAAAAGGACAAATGCCACAAGGACGCACAATCCAAGAAATCTTTACAGATATCACAAAAGCGAAAAAGTATGACCCTATCGATGCAGAACAAACAGTGTTCAAGCGTGAACTTCCAAACGTGAAAGTTTTATTCCACGAAAGAAACAGACAAGATTTCTACGAACAAACGATTCAAGATGAATCATTAAAAAGTGCTTTTACATCATGGGGAAATTTCGAAGGGTTCCTTTCTTCTATTATTAATGCGATTTACAATAGCGCAGAAGTTGACGAATATGAATACATGAAATTACTTGTAGACAACTACTATTCAAAAGGACTTTTCAAAGTCGTTCCAGTAGTTGCACCAACAACTGAAACGGCTACACGTGAGTTTGTTAAAAAATTACGTGCAACAGCTAGAAGAATGACTCTTCCAACTGGTACACGTGATTTCAACTCATTAGCTGTTCGCACTCGTACTGAAATGGATGATTTACATTTAATCATCGATGCAGATTTAGAAGCAGAGCTAGACGTTGATGTATTAGCAAAAGCGTTCAATATGGATAAAACAAACTTCCTTGGTCACATTACAGTGATTGACGGTTTTGCATCTTCTGGATTAGAGGCCGTTTTAATTGATCGTGAATGGTTTATGGTTTACGACAACTTATTAAAACTTGAAACTATCCGAAATCCAAAAGGTCTATATTGGAATTATTTCTATCACGTATGGCAAACATTATCCGTTTCACGTTTTGCAAATGCAGTAGCGTTTGTAAGTGGAGCTGTTGACGCAGTTACTCAAGTAATTGTAGACCCAACAATCTTATCTATTAAGCCAGGTGGAGAATTCACCTATACTGCTTATGTAAGAGCAACAGATGGAAATGACCACCCTGTAACATGGGAAGTGAAAGCAACTTCTGGAGGTACAGTAGCAAGTGGAACAACAATTTCAACAGATGGAAAATTAACAATTGGAGCAACTCAAACAGGTGAACTGAGCGTGACTGCTTCTGTAACACTTGAAGATACTTCAAAAGTTATCGGTGAATCTATCGTTACGATTATTCCATCTTAATAGGAGGTTTTAATTGTGGCAGTAGTCCCAGCATCGGGAACGAACATCAGATTGATATCTGGTGTTCCTTTCTCGAATGATTATAAACATACACGTTGGTTTGATAGCGTTGACCAACAGACAAATTACTTTTTAAACAGAAATGTTGTTCACGCTGCTAATCAAATGAACTTTCAAAAAATCGAAGGTAAAAACTTTATCGCTGTTCCGAAATCCATTGATGAATTATGGAACGTCAATTATCTTATGTTCCAAAATGCTCAATATAACACGAAATGGTTTTATGCATTCGTTACAAAATTAGAGTACAAACAAAAGAATACAACCTATGTTCATTTTCAGCTTGATGTGTTCCAGACATGGAAATTTGATATGACATTCAAACCTTCTTTTGTTGTGAGAGAGCATTGCAAGTTATGGGAAAATGACGGTTCACCCGTTATCAACACAATTGATGAAGGTATTAACTATGGTACAGAGTATGACATTGTACATGCTGAAAATTATGTTCCACATGGTGACGTTCAATTTCTTGTCATTGTAGCCAAACAAAAAATGCATGATGCAGTAAACACTGGAGACCCTCCACCAGAAGGTGAAACAAACCCTTCTACAACAGCTACAAAAATTGAAGCAACCATAAACGCCATGCCACAACCATTAGCATATTATGTTCATCCTTTTAAGGCAGATGGTTCAGAAGTTACAACAAATATTAGTCCAGCTATTAGCGATATTAAAACCGTATTAAAAGGTTTGTATACGCAGGATGATGCAGTAAATAATATTGTTTCATTATATATAACGGATTATGTGGGAGCAGATGTAAACGGGCAAGACGGCTCAATCACATTTAATGTTGACCAATTTGAACATGCAAGTGTTGCCGATGATGTGAACGAAAACTTTACAACAGTTTACGTGAAGGACGTTAAAATATACAGTTACATTTCGAAAAGCTTTTCAAACAAGTATGACAATTATCGAAATGTAACCGAATCAAAATTATTAATGCATCCTTACACCGTTTTAACTTTAGATGATTTCAAAGGAAACAGACGGGATTTTAAAAACGAATACATCAATCATGAAAATCTGATTTTACATGTTCGGGGTTCATTAGGTACAAGCAATAAAGTATCGTACACCGTAGCACATTATAATACAGGTAGTGAAATGCCAGATGAAGGTTTAACAGATAGAATCATGTTTGAAGGTTCAATCATTAACAATAATCCTTCCGATGTTCCTATTTTAAACGAGTATCTCAGTGCCTATCTCCAAGGGCATAGAAACAGCATTTCTAACCAAACCAACAGCATTATGTTTAACGGTGCAATGGGTGCGGTATCTACCGCAGTA